AGAATTTAGAGCGTATTTAAATTCTATTTCTAAAGGTGGAATGGTAGGTTTTAATAATTTACATTTCGATTGGCCTGTAACAAATTTCATATACAATTTGTTACACGTTACAGCTGAACAAATTTATGCATACGCCCAATCTATTATCACTCAAGAGCAGAAAACGTATTCCAAGGAATGGATAAAACAGCTAGATCTCTATCTGATAAATCACTACGATAATAAGGCTCGCAGTACTAGTCTGAAAGCCTTAGAAGTATCTTGTCATTGGGACAATGTTATGGATATGCCACTGCACCACACTACAGAATTAGATGAGGTTTCATTACAGCAAGTATTAGAATATAATAAAAACGATGTTCTTTTTACTGCTAAATTTTATGAAATGTGTAGTGAAAAGATTAGCTTAAGAAAACAGATCAGTAAGAAATACAAATTAAAATTATTAAATAAAAGCGATGTAGTAATTGGTGAGACTATTTTCTTAAAATATTTAAGTGATGCAATGGGCTTAACCATTCAAGAATTGAAAGAAATAAGAGGTAAAAAAGGAGAAGTTATTCTTGATAAAATTATATTCCCTTACATTTCTTTTCGTTCACCAAAATTGCAAGAAATATTGCGATTAATGAGGGCTACAAAAAGCAGTAGTAATTATCTTAAAAACTTTATTGATAAAATAGAAACTTCTAAAAACACAAATGAATTGTATGACATACTTAGAAAGAATAATATCGATGTTAAGAAGACTGCCCAGCAGAAAAAATCCTTCTCTTTTACGACTAACTACGCTGGAATTCGCTTGGATTACGGGGTTGGCGGGATTCACGGTTGTGTTTCTCCTGGCATATATACTTCAACTGATCGGATTGATATCTTGGATATCGATGTAAAGTCGTACTACCCCAATCTATTTATTCAGAATCGATTGCATCCTCGCCAGATGGACCAAGATACCTTTGTTGAAGTATACAGCGAGATATTCCAAGAGAGGGTCAAGGCGCAGAAAGAAGGTGATAAATTGACCTCAGATGCACTCAAATTGGCATTGAATGGAGTCTTTGGTAAGACGGGCTCAGATGTATCGTGTTTCTACGATCCGAATGTCTTCTTTGCTGTCACAGTGAATGGTCAATTGCTTATTTCTATGCTATTGGAAATGCTCAGCGAGATAGGCTGTGAGATTCTTCAAGTGAACACAGATGGTCTGACGATCAGACATTTTAAAAGCAAGAAGGATTTGATTCTCAAGAAATGCAAGGAGTGGGAAACCAAGACCAAGTTGACTTTAGAATACGCCAATTACAGCAAGATGGTTATCAGAGATGTAAACAATTACATAGCTGTAAGCACTGATGGAAAGGTTAAGGAGAAGGGTTGTTTTGAAACTAAGAAGGATTGGCATAAGGACAATTCATTTATGGTTGTCCCCTTGGCAGTAAGGGAATACTTCGTCAATAATATACCCGTAGAAGAAACATTAGAAAAACACGAGATTATATACGATTTTTGTGGCAGATACAAAGCAGGAAAAGGATGGCACGTAGAATACGCTTATTTAAACAAGAACAAGGAAGAAAGAATAAACTTCGGCAAAATATATCGCTTCCTTCCCGTTATCAAAGGTGGAGTTTCTCTAAAACTACAGGAAGATGGGAGAGAACACCAACTTTTGGACGGGTATCAAACCGTCCCGTTCAACACCAAATGCGATATGAAAAAGAGCAACTTGAACCACTTGTTCTACAGCATGGAATGTGCGAAGCTGATTCAAACGATACAGCCATTACAAATGACCCTACTATAAATCTAATAGCACCATCGCATAATATTGATATGAAGCATATCCTCATGGCCGTAAGAGAGGATATGCTGATCAATAAGAGATTAATCTTTTCACGGAACATAGTCTACAAGCATACAGATGTGGTTGTGCCTTCTTTGAGATCTAGATTGACCTTAGAATGGAAAGACCCTTATATTATACTCACTAAAGGAGTGGAAAGGCCGATGAAAATACCAATGGAATTGGAAGATGGAATGGTGCCAGAGTCAGTGATTGATGTGATCTGTGCAATCATTGAGATGAAGAGAATAAACGGTTAGAATTTAACTTTTTTCCAAACCCTTTGATATCTACCATTAACTAATTCCAACATAGGAATCTCCTTCTCAGTAGCGGTAAATTTATTTACATCCTTTTTATATTTCTCTACAATATTCTTATGTAATATCTCGCACGCAACAACACCATCGATTAAATCCGTGTTCTCCACTAGGTAATTCTTAGCCTCCTCGATGAATTCTAAAAACCATATTTCATCTGCGTGCTTTCCCAAATAATCAATTAGATATGTATTACCTCGCTCTGAGGTCTGATCGTTCTTGTAGTAACCGTATGAGCCATCTGATTTATGAAATCCCTTACCTAAGAAAATGGGTTTCTTAGCCAGCAGATGCAATTTATTCAATTGTTTGTATCTGTCTAGTACAACACCACCTCGGTTAATTTCTATCATTGCTACAGCATTGTTGTAATACTCTTGTAGCATAATCATATTGTCTACGATAACATCAGGATCTGAGTCCCTTTCTGAGTAATGGGCCACATACCGATTGGTATCCATATCCTTAATCACAATAGCTTGCTTAGATCCGTCTCCCATATTCTTACTGACAAATGGAATGGGGTCAATCCCAGCAATATAAGTATGTCCAGGCTCAGGGCTGTGTAAGAACTTCATCCTACTCGTAAGATCAGGTCTCTTCTGCAATGTGCCATCTATATCACGATATAAAATAGATGAATCAATTGGTGGCTTACTACCTAGAATGATACGCTCTTGCGTATTCAATTTGTCAATGATGTGCTTAGGTAAATTGCCCTCTGCACTAAATGAGAATACCTCTTGAATTTCTAGTGGATACTGTTTGATAAATGAGTTGAGGAATGATTTGTCCTCGATCTTATCCAATTTCTCACGGGTCTTCATGATCCATTCTGTCGCAGCCTTCTCATCGCTATGCCCGTTGGGGCAGAAATTCAATATCTTTCCAGTTTCCTTACCATTCTCATCCAATTCTGGCGCCTCCATAATCCCCTTATTGCCGGGAAGGAAGAGGGTCAGAATGTTTAGATTCTCAGCATTGTTCCATAGATTCATGGCCAATTTTTGACCAACGGAAGTTGATTCACCCGCACTTCCACCGATTACAATCGGAGCAATCTTGATGAAGCCCGATTTAACACTCGCTTGTGCAGATTTGTACACTTGATCTGCCTTGGGGTGAAGCATGGACTCATCGATGAACACGTGGGCTGCACGATATGCTTCAAAGGCCGTTGGAGTGTCTACAGTTTCCTTGGTAACAATCTGACTGTCTAGTCCAGAAACTGCTCCTGTGGTCTGATTCTTTTGTCCTAAGTGAAGATATCCTTGCTGACGGGTTGAGATAACCCCCGGACGAATATAATCGTCTAGAGCGTCAAAAACGACACGAGTCTTATTCTTAAACAATTCTTCCAATCGCTGCTTATCTGCTGAGGTGATTAGAGATGTTGAACCAGGGCGAGTAAGTGCAATGTATACAGGAATGATCCCACCGAATACGAGAGATAAACCTACCTCACGTCTCTTAGTAATGAATAAGTCATTATTGGTTCTCTTGGCTTCCTCATAACCCTCGTAGATCAGCTCATCTATATCTCGCCAAATCGGTCTCTTTTTGTAACCTCTGGCGTCTTTTACGGTTGCTTGAGTTAGTGCGAAGTAGTGTGCTCCTGTTAAACCAAAGCGGCCTGTGTGCCAATATTCCAATTCTTGACCCCACCATAAATCCTTTTCCTTAGCAGTAGCATTTGGGTTGAGTCCATACTTGGACCACCATTCTTCATAAACAAACTTGCTCTTTTTCATTTTTTACCTGAGACCCGATCCATAAAGGACACGTTGTCTTCAACCACATCCTCCTCTGGATAAGCCTCCAATTTAGCGAGTTTCAAACTCTTATTAATCTTATCGCCAGCTTGCAATAATTGAAACAAACCCTTCTGATATGAATCATCAAGGTCCAATGTCTTTTCTCTTACTGCTGACATTAACTGTTTAGATGCAGATACCAAGGTAGCATAGAAATCAACAGCAGGATCAAAATCTTGCAGTTGTAATCTGTCTATGGCATCGGCCTCAGATATCTTATTTTCCCTTAGATAATCCGTTAGCCTTTCTAAACTCGTTGATTTTTCGCTTTTTGTCTTCAATTTCTTTCTGTGCTTTGTTTGCCTCGATGGGATTACCAATTGCTGTATAGTACTCACACCATGAGATTAACTTCTGGAGTTCCTTAATTTCCTCCTCGATTACTTGTTTACTGCTTTTAGCCATGTTATTAAATCAAAATTAGATAAATCTCCTTCTTGTATTACTTCTCCCATGGACATATAGAAACGTACTATATTACCTAGAGTAAGTAGTTGTTGTTTTGTTGCTGTATTGGCGAATACATACTCATCATTAACGCCACCGATCAGCGCTAGATGTATTTCAGATCCAGGACAATAATTGATGGCGTGTAAGTAACCTTCGGTAGTGATACAATGGGTTATCAATGGGATCATTCTGTTGAGTCCACCGATATGATATTTCTCATTGGACAAACGCACCTTACCCTTTTCGTGGGCACCAACCTCAGAAGGTTTTAGGTTTACTTTGCTGTATGTCCAATAGATCTTCATAACTTACTGAAAGAAGACGATACTTGGTCGTCTCTGTATTCCTGAACGGCACTTGGATGCACAAATTCCTTTGGTGTGTTGTGGTCAATCATTCTTTGCAAGTACCACATTGCCTTTTTCAAGTCTTCTACACCACCTTTTGATTCTGCTCTCCATATATACTTGAGTACATTGGCAGTACATACGGCATCCAAGCCTTTTTTGTTAACGGTGGCTGCTTCAATGGCATCGATACACTCGATTTTACCTTGCTTGTAATGTGAAGGGTTTACGTTATCTTTCATCTATAAATTCGTTTGGTTCGACAAATATACATAATTCTTTTGGAACTCTATAAAATTCATCAGTTCCTTTTCTTTGTGCTGTATTTATATACAATTTCTCTTTGTATTTCTCATCAAAAATAATATCTGATCTGCACATAAGAGCTGCTCGGGTCTCAGTACATACAATCACATACCAGAATGTATCTGCTTTCCATTTCGCCTTTCTATTGAGGAAGGAGACTGTCTTGAATGCGAAATCATCCATACAAGTCCATGGTCTCTTGCTCTTCATCTCTACCTCCCATTTGTATTCTACTCCTTCTTTTTCTGAGACCAAATCTATACCATATTTGTCACGATTATTCGAAACATTGTGACACTTTTTTTCTAGAAAGGCAGTGAGCAATTGCCTACCTATCCCGTCATTCTCATCAAAAGATTGCTGATTAAACTTCATCTACGCAAATATAGGGCGATAAATATACCACTTATGAACGAGATAACAACATACCACCAATTTATCTTATCGATGTAGGCGATTCTGCCTGGCACCTTTACTTCATAAGCTATTGTATCTCTGAAAGTTAAGGTATCGGGCTTAACCGTAACACCAAAGAAGTCGCCCTTGCGTGTAATAATTAATTTTTCAGTCTCAATTACTGTATCGTGCTTAATGATAAAGGAATCTTTGTACTCGGGCACGGGCACTTTAATTTCTTTGATGATAGTATCTTTTACAATTACCGTATCAGTTAGCGATAAATACGGATATTTGCGTATCAGTTTGTCGTATCTCTGCTTCGGAGATCCACACGAGAATAGCGTAATGCAGATTACGATAAATAATATTTCTTTTTTCATAGTACAAATATAAACCTATAAGTTTACTTTGAATCATAAATTATTATCCTAAAAGTTAAAGGGGCGACCGTAGCCACCCCCTAAACCCTAAACTAAATAAAAACATGAAACAGCACAAAGATACACTTTTTGTGATTTTTTCACAATTTGTAGCTCATTATTGAGCTTTATTTCATTCTTATGTATGAGAAAGCCGCCACAAAGTGCATTTTTGTCAATTAATGACAGCTTTCTCGGACATTTACCGAGTAGGACTACGAAATTTCGCAGGCCCCGCCAGCGCAGGCAGCCTCGCCCATCAGATTTGTGTTGTCGTTAATCTCTACAATATTTGCGACATTGATCTCACTCAAACCCTTTGATAATTCAAGATAAGTAGCCTCATCAGTATCCTCGAAAGGAGTCTGCTTGTACGAACCTAAATCTTGTGGCATGAAGGACAGACCGTTGTAGTGATTCTGATTCTCCCACAACCATTCTCCAACGATTCCCCACTCATTTGGTTTCATTGTTACACTCGCTGAAACGTTGTGCGTATTCTCACCATAGACGTGCCCAGGTTTAATCCATTTCTCGTGGAGCAATTTCACCCTTTCCAAGAACTGAATTGCGCTCTCAGAGTGACGAGTAATTGAACCTTTGGGAGCAGTGATTGGAACACATACATACGCTTCTCTAGAATCGGATATGCTATCTTCCAATAATTCTGGGTGATTGATTAACAAATAGGTGTAAAGGGCCTCGGTTTTACCTACTTTCATTCTGCGAATGTAGTATTCTGAGTGCCATGGGTGAACACCAGATGAGCATCCCAAAACAATTGATGAGGTTCCTGATGGCTTGATTGTGGTGATACGAGCAGAAGGATTGATTCCAATTTCTTGAGCAACCACTTTATTGGTTCTGTAAGCCATTTCAGCAGCCTCAGGCATATCCAAACTAAGAACTGCACCCGATGCAACACCAGTCATACCGATTCCCAATAGAGCTTCTCTTTCGGTTACTTCTTTCCACTCGGGTCTCAGATAATGAAAGTCTGTGTAAGATGCTTGCAATGTTCCGATAAAGGCAGCAGCAGCTGTTCTCTCCTCGAAATCGTGCTGATCTTTCAAGTCAGATGCATTGATCTCCACTAGATTACAGAATTGGAATGAGTTCAAAGAAATCTCAGCGCAAGGATTCGTTCCAAGTTCCAAATCGTTTGTAAAGAAGAAGCCAGGCTCACCTGAATTACTTGCTTCAACCTTCTTCCACAAGTCTAAGAATTGACTCTTATCAATTTTATTACGGAGCAATTTAGCACTATTATTCGCACGACCACGCTGAGGGTTTGTTTCGTACCACTTACCGAACTTGCAAGTAAGCATATCTTCATCATCGTAATCAAACAGAGCGATCATTGCAGATCTACGGATACCTCCAGCCAATACTGCATTTGCAATGTGACACAGAATATCGTGGCACTCTAAGGATGTCAACTTCTCACCGTCTTGTTTGCGATTAAGAATAGATTCGATTTGCAATAAACAAATCCTCAAAGGCTCGGGTCCCGGAGCTACTCCACCACTTGTAATCAGTCTCTCTCCCTTTGCTCTGATAGAACGGAAGTCAAAGGTTGGTTTCCAAGTGCTGAGACCGAAATATGACTTCATCAATACCTTTACGGCATCGGCCCATCCTTCGATGTTATCAGGAATTAAAAATCTCCTCTGTTTCTTAGGCTTGAGGATGGCAGGTAATTTATCAATATGGTTACGGCTGACACTATAGCCGACTCCAGTGCCAGAAAGAAGGAGGAACATAGTCTCATTAAATGCCCTATAATCGTCAATGTGAAGATAGGAACAATTGAAAAGACGAGCGTTATTAACTTCAATAGGCTTGCCAGCGAACTGAAGAGAACGCATTGATGGAAGGATTTCTTTCTTGTATACATACGAGTAGGCTTTTTTGATTTGTTTTTCTAGTTCGGGAAACTTACGCACGTGCATATCCACGTTACGGTCAATGATTTCTTCCCAAGTTTCTCTTCTTTGTTTAGTTTGGTCGTACTTGGCATACTTGCTCCATACAACGATTTCCGATAGTATTTGATGATTCAGTTCCATATTAAAATGCCTTTCCGTGTTTGTAACCCCTCATTGAATTGTACTTCATCTTTAACTCTATGTGCTTCTGGAGATCGATACCCATACCTCCACACAAATCAAACAAACGGATGGCTACATCTGCGATTTCATCTTGGAAAGTAGATTTGATATTGTCTTCAAATTTACCCTTCCATACGAGTGTCTTCAATAAGAACTCCTCGTCTGTTTTGTCTAACTCAAGATCTTGAGCCAATGAGTCTACAACTTCTTGGTTGGCGTAGTGATTCTTACGCAGTGCCTCTTGGGCTTCTGCTACTTCGCTGACAATCAACATCAACATTTCTGACACATTTCTTTCTGTGTCCCAAAAGCCTTTTTCTTTGGCTGTTGCGTGTGCTTTCTTAATTAAATCTTTCATGGGACTACAAATATAATCTGAGACCCAAATAGAAAGCAAGTTAAATTTTTATTTTTTTGTGCTCTTGCCGTTATGTCCGTTGCGAGCCCTGTTTTTCTTGGCACTTTCGAGTACCATTTTACCACTCTTGGTATGAGATAAGTCTTTTCCGCTAGCAGCACGCTTGCCGTAAATGCCTCTCTTACGGGCCTCAGCATTCAATTCTTGACGATACGCTACCTTGCCCTTCTGATACTCCTTATCATAGCTGTAATCACGACCCGTGGCCTTATTTGAGGATGGTCTTTTATTTTTGCCTACGATTTTGTTTTTCATCTTTTCTTTCGACATATTCTCCAATGATGTAGGAGATTCCTATGGTAAAGGTAATAAATAAAACCCCAAATAGGAAACCTTGGATCATTTTCTCTTTACATTAGTAACTCGTTTACCCATACCAACCCTTGACTTCTCGGCTTTCTTTGCTGCGAGTTTCGATGGGCTCAATTCGGACTTCGTCACTGGTGTTTTTGAACTTACTCTTTTGGAAGGACGGCAATACTCGTTCTTTCCTCCCGCACCACAGGCCTTACCGCTCTTGGTGTCTACCCACTTTTCTGCTCCCCATCTCTTTAGATCTGAGCCCGCCTTTGTTTTTCTTACTGAGCCAGATGCTTTTCTACACTTGGCAATCGCTTGAGATGCCCTAGCAGAAGGGAATACAGCGTACTTAGCTTTGACCTTAGTGTAGCAAGCGTCTTTCATCCTTGACCTCTGTATTTTTTAACGTAGTTCTTTGATGTTTTCAAGGAACTGTTTTTCTTTTTAGAAACAACACCGGGTCTTTTGATGGATGCCTTTGGCTTCCACTTCGCTGCTTCTTTGGTTGATTTTACTTTTGTTGCCATAGGTATACTCTGAAATATTCAAAATCTTCTGTACCGCCTTCTTCAACATAATTGAGGTAAGCCTCGTACACAGGTCCACTGTAGTTTACTTCTTGAAATGAGGTGTCTACTCCACTGCCAATCATCTTGACAGCATAGAACTCAACCTTCTCTTCCATCTTATGCATTACTTCCTCTGCCTTTTCAACTTTGGCTTCGGCAACCACCACTGCTTCTTTTAACTCTTTCTTCTCCTCTACCTTAGCTTCTACCAACTTCTCGCTCTTCTGATGGGCGATTTTTGTAACCTCTGAGGCCATCGCCAAGTTTTTCTGTATCTTGGCAAGCATCATCTCAATATCGTCCACCGGAGGGGTTGTAATAGCCCCAACAGGAAATGCCAACTCTATAGCAATGATGAAAAAACAGAACGCAATGATGAGAGTTCTCACAGCTTTTTAACAGCGTTAATAATTCTGAGTTCAGTAATTGCAGCAGCCAAGGCAGAATCACTCTTCTTAAGAGCGTATCCCATCTTATCTACTTTCAATTCAAGGGCTTCAATCTTCTTATTAGACTTTTCAATCTGATCGCCATAGCCCGTCTTAACGTCATAGTAAAGATAGCTAACAGCCAGAAGCATACAAAAAGCCACACCAGCAACGGGGTTCTTTTTGAAATCTTCAAACGAAATCGGGAGAGCATTTGCTTTAATTTTAGGAGTAGTCATTCTTTTATCTTTTTGTAGTAATAGATAATCGCCATGATACCAGAGATACAACCGATGATTCCAACGGTGAAGGCAACCACGGGCTGCCATGCAGTCGCAATTGAAATTATTGCTGAGGAACCAGATATAATCGTGAGTCCTGATGCGGTGGAATCAGTCTGCTGGATCATTACTTTTTCTTCTTTTTTATTACTCCCTTAGCCATCAAAACATCTTTCTTAGTTACTTTGCCGTCCTTGTTCATATCAGGAAAAGACTTTGATTTTTTAGTGCTAGCTTTAGACATCGTCTTTACAGTAGCTTTTTTTCCGTACATCATTACTTTTTCTTCTTTTTGGCAAACATCATCTTTTCTTTCATCTCGACTTTCTTACCCTCTTTCTTTTCGTGCTTCATCTCAGCCTTTTTAGATGCATATTTTTCCATACCTCCGTACTCAGAAACTTTCTTTGTAGCGGTTTTCTTTATAACTTTTTTCATTTTGATTTTGGTTTATTCTTTGATACTTTAACCTTGGCGCTAGCCTTGGTCGGTTTTGAGTTGTTATACTCCAATTTCTTATCTACAAAATTACAGTTGTACATATTAGCACTTCCATCTTTTACGGGCTTGTCTCAGACGTGAATTTGGATCTGAGGCCGCCTTGGGGAACATTTTCATTTGACCAGCACTACGAGCACAAAATGATTTGCGTCTCTTAGCGTCTGCACTACCTGCCTTCACCTTGCCAGTTACAGCAGTCTTCAATTTACTTCCGGGATTCGCTTTACGATAAGCAGCAACACCTTTAGCCGTCATGCCTGCTCCCTTCTTTGTTGGGAGGTAATTGGCGTTCTTGCCTGTAGTTGTTTTCGCTATGGGCTTATCCTTCGGCATTTTTCTTCTTGAAGATCTTATTAGCTGCTCCGAGACCCAATGCACCAAATGCAAGAGCAGTTACACACTCTACCAAGATGGCAGCGGGTGCAACGTGTTCCTCAGAAAAAGAGTTGTGATACATAGTAGCACACAAAGCAATGGCACACAATATACCTACGAAACGGTTTGCTGAAAACTTACCATGCTCGTCTTTGAATATCTCGAAAAATTTCATAACACTAAGTTACTTAATTAAATTTAATTTTCCAACGGTGGGAATGGTGGTGCTGGTGGTGGGATGTATTCGGCTTCGGGTAAATCTAAAACCCAAGCGTATTCACTTGCTTCAACTTCGGGTTTGTCCTCATCGCTAAGGAACAAAAACCAAGTTCCAGATATATCAGTCACGCAATTAAAGAACTGATAAGGGGTGTAATACTGACCTTGTACTTGGTTGTACTCTGATTCTGAAACTGTATATCCTATTGACATAATTTATATTGATTATACGGAGCGAGACAAACTTACTTGAAACGCTTGTACTGCGGTGTAAAAGTTGGTATTTTGTGTAGCATCTAAGCCATCAGAAATAAACCCCAGTGCTATTTCTTCGTTGTTGTAACTTACAAATCCGTTAGAAGCACCAAACCAAAAATTCGCATTTGGTTTGCTTGTTGAATTTCTTGAACCCGTTGTTCCAATTCCGTTTACATACATACTTTGTTGCGTAGAGTTTTTTCTTGTTGCTGAATGTAATCCAGGAACTAATGTTGTAGTCACACCAGAACCACCATCGTTAATATAATAATCGCAAGAAGTTCGTGTAGCAATCAATGTATATGCACCCCCTTGCACAACTCCATAATACCCAGGATTTGTTAATAAATCAACCGTTCTAAGATAAGAACCAACACTAACATCGTTCAAACTTGTGTTTGCGTTCCAATTCAATGCTGTATCAAAATATGCACTTACTCCATTACCCGTCACCCCCGTACTCGCAAATGTCCATCCGCTGGTAAAAGTACCCGTAAAACTTGAACTCTTTAAGTTCTGTGCACACGCTGCCGCACTTGCCCCCACCATTGGATAAATGGCTTTCATACTTGACCAAATACCGTAAGATTTTAAATCTGCAACCAAAGTTTTTGTAGCATTTTGTTCTGTTGTAGAAAGTGAAACACCTGCCGCAATAACTCGGTTATAGTATGCCAACCAATCGGCATCCACTCCGCTTATTGAACTTGCAATAACTCCGTGTGTTGAAAGTATCATATTACGATGCTATATCTCCAAATAAATACCACTCATTTTCAGCAATCTTCAATAAAGTTGCACCTGAATACTGGGCGTTTAATTTCAACTTTCCCCCGTTGCTTCGGATTGTAACCCCACT